ATGAAGGTTACTATTTAAACTTCTCTGATAATTCAAATACTACAGCTGGTACATTAGGAGCTGATTCGTCAGGTAATGGAAATAACTGGACTCCTAATAACTTCTCAGTTTCAGCAGGTGCAGGGAATGATTCTTTAGAAGATACTCCTACTAATAACTATTGCACTCTAAACCCATTAACTAAAAATATGGGGGATACCAGTAATGCAACAGTATCAAATGGCAATCTTGAATGGTTAGGAACTTTCAATAACGATAATACTGTTGCTACACAAGCAGTCTCTTCTGGTAAGTGGTATTACGAATTAGTTATTGGATCAAATGCTGATAAACTGGTTGCTGGATGGACAACTACAGATGAAACTACAAAATATGATGAATCTGCTCTAATTTATTACAACTCAGCAGGAATAAGGGGAGGAAATAAAACAGTTGTTTGGGATTCAAATGTCACTACCTCTTTAACTTTTGTAACTAATGATGTCATAGGCTTTGCCCTAAATCTGACAGATAATGAATTGAAAGTTTATGAGAATAACAGTTTAGTTTCAACTATTACTATCCCAACAGATAAAGGAGATACTTGGATTCCTTGTTGTGGGGATAGCTCCTCTACAGATGCAAGTGCAACTTTTAATTTTGGTCAACAAGGTTTCACTCATACGCCACCAGCAGGATATAAAGCTTTATGTACAGCAAACCTACCTGAACCAACAATTCTAAAAGGTACTGATTATTTTGATACTATTCTTTATACAGGTAATAACTACCAAGGTACAAGAGCTATTACAGGTTTAGATTTTGACCCAGATATGCTATGGTTTAAATCTAGATCTAATGCTACAGCACATGATCTTTTCGATTCAGTTAGAGGTTATGCGGCTGATAAAGAATTAAGGCCAGAGGAAAATCAAGCTGAAGGTGGTGAAGATACAGCTCAATATGGTTATACAACGGCTCTTTCTAACGGTTTTAATCTTGTAACAGGTACTGGAGGTGATCCTGACGGTAACGCTGCTCTTAATGCTAACGGTTATACATATGTAACTTGGGCTTGGAAAGAATCAGCAACAGCAGGTTTTGATATAGTAGCTTATACAGGAACTGGTTCATCTCGGACAGTAAGTCATAACTTAGGTGTAGCCCCTGAGATGATGATAATTAAAAATCGTGATAACAGCTATAGTTGGGCAGTATATCATAGTGGTTTAGATTTTCCTACAGAAGACGTTATATATTTAGATGCAGATTCGGCTGGAAATCCCCATGACTCAAGTTTTGACAATACTGTTCCTACAAGTTCAGTATTTACTGTTGGAAATTATAACCTCGTAAACGCCAGTGGCGATGGTCATATTGCTTATTTATTTGCAAGCGTAGAAGGTTATTCTAAGGTAGGATCATATACAGGCAATGGAAATAATGATGGACCTACTGTCTTTATGGGATTTAAACCAGCTTTCGTTTTAATAAAACGTACTGATGCAGATGAAGATTGGTGGCTATATGACAATAAAAGAGATACAGGTAATCCACATACACAATTCTTATATGCAAACGCAAGTACTGCTGAACAGACTGGTACTGGAGATAATATAGCCTTAGATTTTCTAAGCACCGGAATTAAACTTAGAACGTATAATGTAAACTGGAATGCTTCAGGTGGAACTTATATATACTTAGCTTTTGCTGAAACACCTTTCAAGTACGCCAACGCACGTTAAACTAGTATCATGGCTTTTAAACTAGAGGGTAAGAACCTCCCAATTGATGTAGCGTTCCAAACATCAGATGGAACACACTACCCAGCAAATTGGTTAAGGTTAACTACGCTGGAAGAAAAGAAAGCTATCGGAATCACAGAGGAAACTGATTAATGGCAAACGCACTCAATAAAGTTAACTCTGGTGGAGTAGAAGATGGTTCTATCGTTAACGCTGATGTAAACGCTTCAGCAGCAATAGCCGCTTCAAAAATTGCTGGTCTTGCTGCTGCTGCCACAACAGGAACTGCTGCAGCAGTAACGGTTGCGGATGAATCTAGTGATACAACCTGTTTCCCATTATTTGTAACCGCAGCTACAGGAGATCTAGCCCTTAAAACCGGAACGAATTTAGCTTTTAATTCTTCAACTGGAGAGATAGAAGCAGATATTATAAAAGATTCAAAAGGTGATGTTAGATCTATTCCTAAACAAACCAATAGTGGAAGCCATACATTAGCTGCTACAAGTGCTGGACAAGTATTGTACACAGATAATAATACAAACGTAAATGACAGTGTTTTCAGTGCAGGTGATGCAGTGACTATTATTAATAACAGTGGATCAAGCCAGACTATTACCCAAGGTTCTGGAGTAACTATGTATAATACTGCTGATGCGACTACAGGTAATAGAACATTAGCTTCAAGAGGTATGGCTACTATATGGTTTGCTGATGCGTCAACAGCTTATATCACAGGAGCAGGTTTAAGTTAATGGCTATTCAACAAATGCTATTTGTTGGTAGTCTGGACTATTCAGAAGCCACAGGTGGAACTATTACTACTAGTGGAAACTATAAAATACACGCTTTTACTAGCACAGGAACTTTTACTGTTACTCAATTAGGAGATGTTAACTCTTTCGAATGCTTACTAGTTAGCGGAGGAGCAGCACCAGGTAGTAATACATATACCTCTGGTGGTGGTGGTGGAGGCGTAGTACATCATAAAACTGGTCAAGCCTTAACTGCCGCTGCATATACAATTACAATTGGTGGAGGCGGTACAGCACCAAGTTTTGATGCTTTTGGTGCTGTTGGTGATGATGGAAATGATTCATCTATAAAATTAGCTGCTGACAGCTCTATAATTCTCGAAGCTGATGTTAGTGATTGCGATGACCATCAATGGTCTGGTGGTGTTCAAGCAGTAGGTGGTAATAGTTTTAAACTTGTAGATGGAACTACTACTAATTATGACGGTGGTACTGCAGTAGGAGCGTCTGGAGCTGGCGGTGGTGCTGGAGCAGGCGCAGATGGTCAGGATACGACAAGTGCTAATGGTGGTAATGGTGGTGCTGGTTATACAACAACTATTACTGGTAGTTCCTTAACATATGGCGGCGGCGGTGGCGGCGGTTCCAATGATTCCGGTGGACAAGTATCTTCTGGAGGAGCTGGAGGAGGAGGAGCTGGTGCGGAATATGATGGAACTGCTTCAGTCGCAGGTACTGTAAATACAGGAGGAGGTGGTGGAGGTAGTCATAGTGGTTATTATGGTGGAGGTAATGCCGCTTCTTCTAATGGCGGTTCAGGTATAGTCTATATACGTTATAAATATCAATAGGAGGTTATATGGCACACTTTGCAGAATTAGATAACAATCAGGTTGTTTTACGTGTAATTGTAGTTTCTGACGAAAACGAAGCTGATGGTGAAAATTGGTGTAAAAATCTATTAGGCGGTAATTGGAAACAAACAAGTTATAACAACAATATTAGAAAAAACTACGCTGGTATAGGGTTTACTTACGATGAAAGTAGAAACGCTTTTATCCCTCCTAAACCTTATGCTAGTTGGACTTTAGTAGAAGATACTTGCCAATGGAAACCGCCTGTTGATTATCCTGGTTCAGAAACTATTACTTGGCCAGATAGATATGAGTGGGATGAAGATAATACTAAATGGGTTAAATCCTCTTAATTAAATGGGAGAGCCACCTCTCCTGCCACGTTATTCTCTACCGCCGGCGCTGGAAATTCCAAGGGTAACTCTGGAGATTCCAACGGCAGAGATTCCATCATATCGCCCTTTAGTTGTTCCACCTTCCGATTTAAGAGCGCCTCCAGGAGTAGAGGCTTCAGGTGAGGCAGAGAAAAATACAGAGAAGAAAGAACAAGCAAAGCAACCAGAAATTTCATTACCTAAAGAAGTTACTTCGTTCAATATACCCTTTACGGACTACCAAGTACCAGTACCAAGACAGGAAATCCTAGTAGCTGCTGGTACTACAGCTTCAGTATCTGTTGTAGCTACTCTTACAGCTACTGCGGTATTTAAAAGGAGTGTTCAAGCCTTAAAGCCTTTAATTACTCAGCTTGTGAAGAGGATTCAGAAGAAACGGGGGAAGGAATTACCTTCTTGGTCAAGGCAGAGATTGGCACAACGTCGGAGCAGATATGTTCAAGGTCGCTCCCAGGACGCAGGGTGAAGCCTTTAGATTGGAGATTCGCACATTCCTTGATACGAACTAACTCATAATCCAGTCTTAATTTCTCCATTTGTCTTCTACCAATTGACTTACAAAGTTCAGTAATTGAACCGTCAAGTGGAACCATAAAACTTAACTGAGCACCCCAATTTTCATTGATTGTATAACTCTCAGCGTCCATATGTTCGTCATAAGGTTTGACGTGATTACCCATATAAAATGGAGTAAAAGTCATGGTAGAACCGTTGCAAACAATGGAAGGTCCCAACTGCTGTCTCGAAGGCGCACCATTATTCTGGAATTGCACCGCTTGATTGGTTACATTTCCGGTCGCAGCCGCCTGCGGATTTGAGGTATTACTTACTTTTGGTTCTTCTGCTAATACTGGACTTACTGAGAGAAGACAGAGAGCGATGTAGTAGTAGAGGTTTGTTCTATGGTTCTGTCTATATCGTGAGTTTCTACTACCCCTGCTGCTCTGGTTGTTACTTCCAGAGTGAATGGATCTCCAGCGGTATGGATTGTAAAGACTGAATCTGAATCTACGATTCCTCCAGAGGTTGCTGAAGTATGGTTTATATTTTCTCCACTCCATTTAGAATAAGCACCTCCAAAAACCTCTGTCTCTATCGTTTCTTCGATATCGATTGTAGTCACTGTAGTCGATTGCATCGATCCTTGAGTGAACTGGGGCGTAATAGGATTTGCCTTTGCAGCAACTGGAGTTAACAGGAGCAAAAGTAACAGCCATTTTCTCATACTTTTGTTACCTTCTTAGTATCTACTCCTTCAATCTTAATTGGAGTTTCTATTATTATAGTTTGTGTAGCCCCATTAGTTTTGTCTTTATGTTCCTTCTTCTTAGCTGTATCAATCCCAAAGGTAGCTAGGGCTGAGGTAAAAACGAAAGTTATGAAAGTTATATCGTTGTTCTTCTCCTCAGTCATACCAGGTAAAGGTAAGTAATTCAAAGAAATTATGAATCCTGACCAAACCACTACGCCAAGGCGTACAAATGTACCAAGGACTTGTATCTGCTCCTCACCATCTTTGAGCTTCTCTATAAGATTTTTCTTGGTCTCTTCTGCCATTAAGAAATAGACTTACTATATTAATATAAACCTAAACGATTATGTCTAACAATAGAGGTCTTGAACCAGCGCCTAAAAAGCGTTTAGCAAAAGGACCAGCTTTTCCTGGTGAGCCTGGTAACCCTGGTACAGGTAAGCCTGGTCCAGGTGGTAGACCTCATCTTCCTGGTGAAAAAGAAACTCCTAAACCTAAACCTAGATTTACAGTATAATCCTTAC